ATTGTAGAAGAATTTTCTTTGGATAAAGACTCGGTCGTCTTTGTTCTAATTTCGTCCTCGGGTGTTAGTGTTAGGGCCGTATTCTTGATTTGTAGCCTGTAGGAGAAAGTGGACGAAATATTGATAGGAATCGAAAGCCAAAAATCCTTGCGTCTGTATTTTTCGGATTTTCGGATTTGAATTAATTGAGATATGTATTTCAGAATTATCTCGGTAATTTCTTCCGGTTGTTTGTCTTGCAAGTGATCGCACCATTTATCAATTGAACGAATCTCGGTTTCCTCATTCGCATCGTATTCACCGAGTTCGTGTTCAATCAAGACTTGCGCTTGTTTGATAATAGCTTTCTGGTTAGAAAATTCAAAAGAAGAAGAATTTTCTTTTTCTCCTTCTTTTATTTGTGTTTTATTTTGTACTATAATCTCAGGTCCAGAATTTGCGGAGTGCATACACTCCGTATTCTGAGAAAACTCGTCCGTAATTTGCGGAGTGGCATTCTCAGAATCTGGAGTGGTTATAACTTGAGTTTCCTGTTTGGGAATATTCCACGCCCAATTTGGAGTTAGTAGAGATTTTAAAATTCTACGGGAGCCGTTTTTTGTTTTATATACCGATCTTGAAACAACTCCCTTTCTGGTTAGACGAGAAATCGAATCGCTAATTGATTTAGGGGTTTTTTCTAGGAGAACGGCTAGATGTTCGTTAGATGCGGTGCAGCCCCCTACTCTCCTGGAATAATAATGGATCAGGGACGCTACGATTTTATCAAGATCGGTCAATCCTCTGCCATTTACCAAGCTATATTCAATTTTTATATAGTTTGAGTATTGTGATTCTGTTTCGATGCACGGAGTTCCTCCGTGTAAAGTTGCACTTTTCACGATGTTTCCCTTGTTTACGGTGCCGGACATATTCCTCGGGCGCAGCACGGTAAATTGTATTACCCTACTCTATTTCAAAAACGGGGAACTAAGGGTCAGGCGTGGAGCCTTTGCGGTAGGTCCTCGATTGGTTGTTTTTGGCCTAAAGTGAGATCGGCCAATTCTTAGTTATGTCTCCTAAGATAGTTTGACTTGGTACAGAGTACTATATAACTGTCAAGCACAAAATGGGACATAACTAAATTATTGGTACTTTAAGGAAGGTTGCCCTTGGGGGATCTCACCTCCCCGCGGGCGTTTAAACAACCAATCTCGGAACGAGAATGTTAAAGCAATCTAACCGACCTTCACAAAAAGTACAAGAATATTTTATTGCTGGGGAGGAAATTTTTTTATTATAAACCAATAATTAAAGATGTCCTTTTAATTTTGAGAAATGAGCTTCAAGGATACTTCTTTTAGCTTCGAGTTTATTTATTTTCTCTTCGATGTAAGCTTTAATAATTTCTTTCTGGCTTTGGGAAATTTTTTTACCTGATAAAAAGCTCTTATAATGTTCCTTAGCGATTCTCTGTTTTTTCTTTTGTTCCGAACTAGAAGGATTTAAGTTTATTTCCTTAATGTTATTTGTATTATGTATCAGTTGCAAAGCCTCGGTAAGTGAGGTTTTGTCTGGATTGGGTATAAGTTCTTTGCCTTTTGCAATTTGCATATAACGACCAATTGAAGCACGAGACATGTCTTCACGTTTATCGAGTATATTTTCTTTAAGCCAGATTTCAAAAGATCCATGCGGTAATTTTTGTTTTTGCTCTATTAATAGTTCTCCCATTAAAATAAATTTACGTACTCCGTTAGAAAAATCATTCAATGCTCCATCATACAAAACAATAATTTTATCTGCAATTGGATCAATGTTTTGTATAAGATTCAGCTTTGTTACGCCGTTTGCTTGTTCCCGTACGGGGTCGCGTGATAGCATTGCTTTTAATTTTTTTTCTTGGGCTTTCATAGGGCATGAATTTCCTTTGCTAAATTTATAAAATATGAGAAACCAATACTTTTTGGATTTAACGGCAATTTTAAATTTTTGGCATTTTTAATTCCTTCATTATTATAAATAACTGTATTTGTGGTTTTAATTCCCATGCCGTTCGCAACTAAATTTAATAATTCTTCTTTCGCTGTAGAAATATTATTTGGTAGAATGAGCATAGGAATTATTCTATGAGTTTCAGTGCTTATAGTTTGTATTTCCTCGAATACTCTTTGAGTTCCGTCGGCGTTTTGTGAGTCTTCTTGAAGAGGGGCTAATATCAAATCCGAAACGCTAATCGCAAATCTTAAGGAACTGTTTAGGGAGGGATGAACATCTAATATGATATAATCGTATTCTAATTTTAATATTTCTTCGGATAGTCGTATGCTAAGAGAACGATCGCTATATAACATAAAATCCAATTGCTGAATTTTTCCAGTAGTTGGAATTATATCGCAACCGTGATGAGAGCCTCTCCATACAACTTCATTTAATGAATGCCTTCCGTTTACGGCCGTGTATAAATTTCTTTGGTGTACATTTGCAAATTCAGGATGATTATTTAAACATATCCCAGTTAAATTGTTATTTTCTTCGAGATCTATTAGTATTACGTCAAGTCCTATAAAAGCTAAGGCTTGCCCTAATCCTGTTGAGCAAATTGTTTTACCTATTCCGCCTTTATGGCCAAGAAAGCTTATTATTCGTTTTTTTTTCTTTTTGAAAACTTTCATTGTCGAAACAGTTTCTTAAATTTTTTGCATCTAATTAAATAGATTTCAGAGTTTTTTTGGGGTCTATAATTCAAATATCTCACATGTGAGATATTTGAAACCTACCTCACTCAGATGTAAGACAAAAACAGACATATAAAAGACCCACGGATGTGAAAGGGTAGGTTAGATTAAATATCTTCCTGGGAAAGTAGATCGAGAAAATCTACGAGAGCCCTTTTCTTACGTTCAGAAGGATTTTCAGGAAGCTTCTCGAAATGACTGAGTACTCCATATTCATGGAGTTTTTTGAGAAGTTTCGAGCTTTCATTTAAAGATTTCAATTTTTCATCCTGATTAACCATGACAGGCTCTTTACCAAACTGAACCCATTCGGCTCTGACACCGAGTTCGGCCTCTAAGTATTGCAAACGAAACTCGGGAATATTAACATCCCCACGTTTGTATTTGGAGTATTGATTGCGTCGGCAACGGATGATATCGGAAATTTTTTCCGTAGTAAGATTAAAATGGTTCTCGATCCAGTTCAGACGGTCGTAAATTTTTTTCACAGTGCCATAGCCACAAGATACAAATATTATGTTTACAATGTATCTCGAGGATACAATTTGACAAAAACGACTAACTCCTGTGGTAGGCACAGGAAAAAGAAAAAGAGCCCGTTTGAGGGTGAAAATTCTGTGTCATACGGGTTGTAATAAAAAAAGTGGGTCGGAAAAGTCATAATCTTAGTCCGTTAACAAAATTTAATATTGAATTCAAAGTAATCGTAAGTCGGTTTTAAACTGTTTAAAAAACAAAAAACACAAACAAAGATGAAACTAAAATCGAAACAGGCAAGTTCAAAAATGAGTCAAGTCATCCAAAAAAGGAATAAAATCTAGAAATAAAAAACTCCGATAGGGCAGGGCGGGATAAAACGGAAGCCTTGGATAACCTTCCAAACTTGAGGGAGTGCAAGCGGTAGGAATTTGGGCATGAAAGAACACTCGGGGTATATCGGAGAAGAAGAGGGGAGGTAGAAATGAACGAATTTTTTTTAATTTTTTCACTGGGGATGGTGATTTTTTTCGGGGTGGAGACATACCGATATCGATTTAGGCGGTTATCCTCAAAACAAATCCTAAACGAACAGAATAAAAAATATGCGAAAACGGAATAAACTCAAAACAGGAAATAACGCAGTTGGATACAAATGAGACGATCCTACTTCCAAAAAACGGGATCAAACGCACAAACCAGATACGAATCGATATATTACTAGGCCATTACGACTGGGTCGAAAAGCAAAATGACCCTAGACGATTCGAACATAAATATTTAGAGAACTTAGAAATTTCTGTAAAAAGTGATGAGGAAATCCATTTCCGAGTCAAAGACAACCCGTATTATCTTACAACGGATAAGGCTACGGTCGAACAAGTGCTCGAATATATAGACTCGAATTGGAAACGAATTCGAGATCTACCGATGGAAACAACTCATCTCGATCGTGTATTTGCAGAACTTTTGAATGTAGTGGCATAAAGCGGAATATAATTCGAAAGCAAACAAAGAAATTTTAAAAATAGAGTGGGTTCTGTTCTCAAGACAGAAAGAAAAATATCAAACCAAAAGGTAAGAATCGTATGAGTGTATCAATATTAAATCAAAATATTTCCCTTATCTCTAAAGAGAAAAAGTCCAGACCGCTAAAAGATTCTGATACTTTCTTTTTTCGTGAAGAAAATGGAGAGGTTCTGTATATGGATCGTCGGGACGCAATTCGGATTTTAGAAGCGATCCGAAATTCAAAAAATGAAACCATAATGACGCCGCCTAATATGAGAGTTGAGTACCACATATATAAGCACATAGCTCCGACTTTGAACTCTCCAAGACTTTGGGGAGCAATCGGACAGGAATTTGTTGGACCCGGCGCGGATAAAAGCGCAATTGACGAAGTTGAGAGATTACAACAATCAGCACCACAGGGTGTAAGTTATTCCGTGCAGCGGTATGAGTATTCCGAGTCTCGTAAAAATCGACCCAAGAAAATAACGATTTGGAGAAATGGACTATCGATTGTGGCCTAAGTTTCGAATGAAGGCACTTGCGATAGGGACAGTCCTTAACTTTTTTCGTTATCGATAAATTCTTGAATGGACCCTTTTTCAATTTGTGTGGATCACGAAAATGTGAAAGAAGAAATGTTAATCAAAAGTCTCCAGAAGGATTTCGCTTTTCGTTGGAAAAACTTGCCATTACAACAAAGTGATTCCATACTTCGCCAAGAAGCATTGAAAAAACTGATTTTTCAATTCGTTCAAGAATTGTATTTCGGAAAACAAGAATTCGAAAAACTTATAGAAGATCAAATTCTTAAAATTGATAACTTATATATTCAGGCTAACGATGAATCTTATTTCGATTCGTAATTAAACATTGCATAAAGTGGTAAGGTTATAGTTTGTTTTTAAAATGTTTTACCAGATTTCGAATCATATCCTGATCAGATTCAGGAAGAAGAATGAAATCATCGATTAAGGGCTTAAGACCTTTAGCCTGATTTATTTTTCGAATGAATTCTGTCATTTTGCTCAAGGATGTTATATCGGTTTTTTGGCTTTCCGGTAAATCAAACATTTGCCCCTTACCGTTTAAAAGCCATTGATGGGAAATCTTGTGAACTGCTTCGACAGCTAACGCGTCGATGCGAGTAATCGTAAGTTTTCCACTTATCCATCTGCTTATAGTTTGTTGAGACGATCCAATGCTGTCCGCAAATTCCGTTTGGTTGATACCGAGAACGGATATCGTTTCCGATAACCTTCTTCCCGGAGTTGAATCATTTGCCTTCATAATTCATTTCCTACTTGACCAAATTCCATTCGTGTATCATATGTAATTTATATTCCAATAGAATACATGGAGATGGTCTTCGTGCCTTAAAAACATGCAAGCAGTAAAAAAGATCAAACGGATATATTTCCCTTCGGTTTTAATTCGAACCATGGATTTTATTTGGAATACGGATTTGTTGAAACTTAAAAGAAAAAAGCCCGGCAGCACCCGAGCTTTTTTGGGATCACAGTGAACTAAATGAACCTGGTTCCAGTGAATGCCTCTGTTTCAAAAAGTCAATCAAAATTTGATAATGGAGCAGATTGATGAATTTGAATTCAAGAATTGGAAGAATCGCGATCGAAGTCAAGATTGCGTTTGAGGCGTTTCGACTAACGAACGGATATGAACCGAACGAGCGAGAGAAAGTAGGAATTTTGAACGAACGCGGGTTTATCAATTCGATTCGTATCGTTCAAAACTGGGAGAGATTGGATAGAAAGTTAAAAACGTTAGCTGATGAAATCCGAAAAGGGGAGTGCGTATGACGACCACCCTACAGAAAGAATCTTCTCAAGAATCACAGCTAACTAAAGCGAAGCCGTTTGAATTTACGACCGAGCAAATTGAACTTTTAAAAAGAACTGTAGCTAAAGGTGCCACAGACGACGAATTGAGTCTTTTTCTGATTCAATGCAAGCGAACAGGTCTTGATCCTTTCCTTCGCCAAATCTATGCGATTAAGCGTTGGGATTCTAGAGAGAAAGCATACGTGATGCAGGTTCAAACGTCGATCGATGGCTTTCGTCTAATCGCGCATCGAACAGAAAAATACGCCGGCCAACTTGGTCCTTGGTGGTGCGGACCCGATGGGAAATGGGTAGATGTTTGGTTGAAAAAAGAACACCCCATTGCGGCAAAGATTGGAATTTTACGAAAAGATTTCACCGAACCACTTTATGCAGTCGCTAGATACGACGCTTATGTTCAAAAAAATTCCGACGGCAAGCCAAACGCAATTTGGGATAAAATGAGCGACAACCAGTTGGCAAAGTGCGCGGAATCCCTGGGACTTAGAAAAGCGTTTCCAAACGAAACTTCCGGTCTATATACCTTCGAAGAGCTTCCGGTCGTTGAATTTCAAATTCCAGAGACTCAAGCAAAGAGTGAAAAAGATATCACTCCTTCTTCTGAGAAACCAAAACAGGAAAAGACTTCCGCAGAAAAATACCGAAGCCTTATGGACTTGATCCAGAAAGTGCAAAGGGCGACTAATCTTACTGACGAGCAAAAGAAAAATGAACTTCTGAGAATAAAGAAAAGTTGGGAAAAGATTAAAGATGGTTTTTCAGAATCTGAGATCCATTTTTTCAACGATGGTAAAAACGAGATCCTAAACGTTCTAGGTGAATACGGTTGGATCGAAAATCCAAACATACCCGAACCCGAAGAAACAGGATCGGATAAAACAATCCCGGAAAGTTCGATCCAAGTCGAAGATTCTGTTAAGAATGCGCCGTCATTGAATCTTAAACCGGAACTTGTCGGACTGAGTGGTGGAGGGAAGCGTTAATGTATCCTTCCATAAAAAGATCGAATAAACTAAGACAAAAACTGGACCTATACGGAATCGAACACTTGTCCGCTTCCGCATTGAACGAATATATCACGGACCCCGCTAAATGGGTTCTAAGATATATCCTCAAGCACAAAGGAAATGGACCTTCCGTTTGGAGAGGGCGAGCGATAGAGAACGCAATGAAAAATTGCGTTCTCTCGAATATGGCGGGTTCCGAATACGAAATAGAATCCGCAGTGGAAACAGGATTTCGCGTTTTTGAAGAATCGGAAAAGGATTTTCTAACCGAGCGGGTAGGGGAGGTCCGCGACAATTATTCTGAAAAACGAGATAAAGAAATTTCTTATATCGAACCTTCCATCCGTGCGGGCTATTCGTATTTTAAAGAAATTCCTTCGGCGATCTTTCAAAAGAAATTTGAATTCGATCTTGGAATCGAGATTCCGGCAATCGGGTATCTCGATTTTTTAACTCCCGAAAAAATTATCGAACTCAAAACCGCGAAAAGTTTCCCAACCGAACTAAAAAACGGCGTGAGAAGACAAGTTGCCTTACAGTGTAAGGCCCTTTCTCTTCCGGCTGAGATTCTCTATCTCGGTAAACCTACAAAAAATAAATCTCACGAAGGGTTTAGAAAATTCGAAATCCCGGCTTCCGATATTGAATCTTTAGTAAATGATTATCGTATGGCAGCGAGAGCAATCCGAAGACTTCTCATGAACACAGATTCGGTTGAGGAAATCATAGAATTCGTTTTTCCGAATTACGACAATTTCCTTTGGGACGACGAAGAAATCGAAGTCGCAAAACAGTACTGGAGGTTTGCGGCATGAAAGTATTCCAAATCCTTAAAGAAAGAATCAAGACATTCGTTAGAAAAAGAAGGGAACAAAAAGCCCTCAATTTTGCTAACCAGGTTTCCAAACGTGCAAATAGACGAAGAGCTGAAAACGATTTTGTTCAGACTCGATTTGAGAACAGGTAAGCAAAGTCATGAAAACGATAACAAAAAAAGAGCGCCCGTCCGGAATGGACGGGACTTGGATCGATTTTACAATCGTAAACGGACTGAATCTTACCGATCAGGAAAAAATCCTATTCTCTATGATCTTTCACCTTTCCAAAAGAAAAGAAGGTTGTACGGCGGGGAACGCATACTTCGCGGAAATCATGGAGAAATCGGATAAAGCGATTTCTGAGGCGATTTCTAGAATGGCCCGTAAAGGTGTTATCCGTGTTCGACTTACGAAAACAAAACTCGGAACGTTGCGGGTGATGTTTGCAAACGTTAAAGTTCAAAAACCCACTCCACAAATTTTGGAAGAAGCCACCCCACAAAACGAGGAAGCCACTCCATACGGTGTGGATATTGCTCCACAAAATAGGGAGGCCACCCCACAGGATAAGGAGTGTATACACCCCTCAAATTGTGGATCAGATATTAAAGGCATAAAAGAAGAACATAAAAAAGAGATAGAAAAGGAGTCTTTCTCGCTTTCAGCCGAGACCACTTGGTCGAATGTTTCCGAAAAAGCGAAGGACTTAATTCTTCGTGAATGGAGAGAATACGACCACACTCCGAAAACGGAAAAGAGTAAACTTGAAGAATGGGAAAAGTTCCAAGAAGGGTTAAGACCCGAAATCGTTTTGGAAAGCATTTCGAAACTTATCTTAATCAAAAATTCCGAAAACTTCAAAACGGATACTTTTTGGCAATCAAGACCCGTTAATATTTCAACCGCTTATTCGTACAAAGACCTAATCAAAAACTCTTACAATGCGCTTCTTTTGTTGTCGGAAACGAAATCGAAAAAATCAGTCGAGACTCGACCGGTGCCAACTCCGAGCAATGTGGCATCTATTCCGAAGACTTTATTGTCTGAGCAATACGCTTCGTTCGAAGATTGGGCCTCGGAAAGATTGACCAGCAGTTCTATGCAGTTAATTCGTAAGGCGAAGAGTCCGGACGAGTTTACCGAATCTATTCGAATGGTGTATAACAAGTATCTGCACGAAGAGGGCGGCTCGCCGGTTCTTCATTCGATAGAAAGGCAAGTCGCAGTTTGAAAAATTTTAGAATCAAAAATCAAATCCAAAAGGAGAACAAAAACATGGATAAAAATTTAAGAGATTCGATCATCTGGCATTTCCGGGAAAGGTATTCAGTTATGAAAACTTGGGAGATACTTGAATGGTCTTATCCAAGACTAAAGTTTAAGGAAGTTAAGGAAGTTTTTGACGAACTGGAAAGCCAGATTCCGAAAGCGGGAATACGAAAGAAAACGCTCGCAGTCTAAAAGCGAAAGAATTTGTGAAGGGAAAATCAGATCAAGAATTGAAAGCTGAATTTCTCGAAGCCTTGGAAGAAGGGTATCGAAAGGAAGCTCAAAGGAAAATTCTCGAAGGAGGAAGATTTTTTACAGTGAAATCGAAAAAATCCAGTCTTCTCTGTTTTGCTTCCCTTATCTCCGAAGAAGGAGAAAATCGAAACTATCAAGTTGTCCGATACAAGGATAAAAAGACAAAATGGGTTTCGTACGAAGAGTTGCTTGAGGACTTTGATCTGATCGACGCTGATCCAAAACCTTGTCCGATCGATTGGATTTCTCCAAATTACAAAGAGAAGGCTTTAGACGACGAATCCTTTCGAGAATATCATATGAAGAAAAAAAATGAGACCCGGAACGTAAAAACAAACGCGCAAAACAGAAGTAAGTCTGCATGAAAGAAAGACAAATGTATATTCACACAACTCCAAGAGGTTATAACAAGGCAAAGTTCCTGGATGCACTTGGAAGAAGTTCCAGCATAGAAGAAACGAACGAATTGGGTGAGAAATCTACCATTTGGTTTGGACTTGATAACGGGGATCGAATTCGGTTCGATCAAGAAACTGCGAAACTTGCGGCCTCAATTTTAACGCAGTTCGTTGAAACCGGCAAGATTGCCGCGTAAATTTGAAAAATCAAACGTGAACCCTGCGATTTTTTTAAAATCGCAGGTGGAGGATAGCAATCGAATAAAATGTACGGTATTTTAGTAATCTTTTTCTTTTGGCTCGCGGCTGGTTATTTCGTCTTTGGAATCACTGCGCTTCTTATCATATACCTTCTCGGTAATTTCCCTTTAAACAAACCTAAGTTTAACCATCAAAGCAAAACGAAACTTTCAAAACCAGAATGACGTTCCGAGAGGCCGCAGACTGTATGCGGATTTCCCAGAACACACTTCAGAAGCTCGTGCATAAATTTAAGTTTATCCGATACGTCGAGAAATACAATTCCAAGAATCAAAGGATTTTCGATCTCTCCGGAGAGGATATTCGAAGGCTTGTTATGATGAAAGAAGCATCGGGGGAGGAAACGTGGAAGGATTTTCTTTCGATTTACACGTATATAGATCATTCTCCGGTTCATACGATTCAGTTTGTCAAAGACGTGGACGAGGAGTTTGTAAGAACGAAAATCGATAAATGGGTTTTGGAGTAAAAAATACATTATTAAAGAATAATATGAAAAATAAAGTTTACTTAGTAGGTTATTTTTTTAGTGGTTTAAATCACAAAATCAGTAAAAAGGTGACTAACGTATGAAAACGATACACGAGGGCAAGAGAGCAATAGAAGCAAGTCCTATACGAATCGAATATGTGGATCTGTATAGTGGAAAAAATCAATCCGGAGAAAACAAAGTATGAATACCGTTATGCAAATCATTGAACAAAACGGCGGATTGGAAAAGTTAAAGAGCCGTGCTTTAAAAATCAAAAACGAAGGATTCATGGACTTAGTAATCGAACACATCGGGAAAGGTCCTTTGGGTCACGACGCGATTTCTGTCTGTCACTACTATATCCAAAACGGTGATATGATGCGGGATCCGGAAGTGTGCTTCCAGTTGATCGAAGAGGTTACGATTAAGAAAATAAAGGGAATTTCGAAGATTCAAAAAGAATTAAAAATGATTCCGTATCTCTTTGTTCAAGACGGAGGGCGACCGAGATACGACGAAGTTTACTTGCTGAATGAAGATGGGTCAGTTCACGAAGTTTCTTTGAAACTTCAATATAGTATTCAGGGTTTTTGCAATTTTTGGAGTAAGAACTTAAAAAGCCAAGGATTCCTCGACACGAATAACACAAAAGTTGAGGAAATCGAATGAATGCGGAAGACTATAGATACCAAATCCAAATCATTCGATTACAACTCCTCAGTAAAGAAATCAGTTACGAGAAGGCGAGGGAATTGGCAACCCCTCACCTAAAAAACTTAAACGAGATTGGTAAGCGGATTGCGACGAAACACAATCGTCGCCACTATCCTCTTACCTTTACAGGAATGATGAGATGAAGATACAGACGAGTTACTTTGCAAATGTAAGAAAACTCCCCGAGCATATCGTCCCGATTTCGATCGCAAGATACGCGAGATACTGGAAAGGATTAAACTACTTTCCGCTCGCGCCGGACGCGGACACTTTGAAAATGCCTTTGGAAGAATATACGGAAAAGTTTCTAACTAAACTTTCAAAGTTAAGCGCGGAAACTGTGATCTTAGAATTAATGAATCTTTCCGAAGGAAAAGACTTCGCTCTTCTTTGTTACGAAAAACCGGGGGATTTTTGTCACAGGCGTCTTGTCGCGGAGTGGATTGAAGAAAAGACAGGTATCAAAATAGAAGAGTACAAAGCAGAAAAACAAGAAGAAACGAAACAACCGAACCTTTTTTAAATGGGGTTCATAGGTTCCGTCCCACCGGAGGCCAGGGCGATCCTCGTGGATTTGATTTCGAAAACACCGAAATCTCGAAACATCTTCGTTGGTTGTTCTGGCAATTTTACAACAGATCGTATCCTTTCGGGACTCGGATACAAAGTCCACTCTAACGATGTCTCCCTTTACTCAAAGCTCATTGCGGACATTATCCTTAACGAGGATACTCCTTTAAAATGCAATGATCCTACATACTCCGCAGTCTTTCAAAAGTGGCCGAAAGATTCTAAATACAGAAAGCTCGTAGAAGTGATGTATGTTTTGAAAACTTCCAAATTCCGGCCTTGTAAGAACGACTTTCAAAAAGAAATGTGGGATTCGTATTTGGAAAAGGGGGATGAGTTTTACGATCGAACCTTAAAAAAATTCGAATCCGGCGGAGTGTTTGATTTTAAAATCGAATCCTTTTACTTCGGCGATTTTTTGAAACACGTTCAGGACTGCGAGGGGGTTAGTTTTCTTTTTGCGCCTACCTACAAAGGCGGATATGAGAAAATGTACAATACAGTAGAGGAAGTCTTCGAATACGAAAGGGCGACTTACAATCTCTTTGATAGCAAGAATGCAGGAAAAACCTACCTTTCTCTTTTAGAATCCGGTGAATCCGTAATTTATTCAGACATTGACTTTCCGGAGCTCGCGGCCTTCAAAAAGGGGATAGTAAGATATTCGAGTAAAAAAGACGTCACACTTTACACGAGTATTGAAAATAGAAAAACTTACTTCTTCACTCCCACGCCCGGAAACGAAAACACGACTTTGAAGATTGTTCCTGATGATTTCCAGTTTTCTGAGAAATCAAAAATAGAATTCGCAAAAGTCACATCAGATTTAATCTTTCATTACAAACACATATTTATGTCTTCGAGAGTGAACTACTCAGACAAAGAAGATTTCGGAATCGCTTTCCTTGCAGACGGTCATGTTTTCGGTTTTGCAGGGTTTAAAAAATTCATGAGCAGTATGAATCATATTTTTGTATCCTCGGATTTCGTTGTTAAATCCGGCGAGAAAAGAATCTCAAAACTTCTCATCATGCTCCTTCTTTCAACTGAGATAAAAAAGTTCCTAACAAAGCAGTATTTACACTCGTATAGAGGCGTGAGGACTTCCGTATATACTCCACACCCCGTATCCATGAAATACCGAGGTGTGTATGAATTGGTAGAACGTAAGAAAGGTAAACTCGTTTACCAACAGGATTTCAAAAACGTGTCCTTGAGTGAAATATTTAAAGAATGGTTCCAAACAAAGAGGAAGTAAACAAGAAACTCTCTGAAATCAATACTTTCATAACACCTTACAAACTAGCCTGGGTGGACCCTGCAGAGGACTGCGAACTTTTAGCGGTAAATGCCCGGTATATGACGCCGGACCAAATGAATCGCTTAGTCGAGAATGTAAAACGAGACGGATTCCTTTCTCAGCTTCCTTTCGGAGTAAAAATAGAAGAGAAATTCAAAGTAATATCTGGGAATCACAGAGTTACCGCGGCAATCAAAGCAAAACTCGAAGCGATTCTAATCCTGTATATCGAGGACATCGATACCGAAAGAGAACTTGCGATTCAACTTTCTCACAATTCGATAGCCGGTCAGGATGACTTAGGAATTCTAAAGAATCTCTATCTTCAAATCAAAGAATTGGATTGGAAGGCTTACTCCGGGATTGACGAGCAGTCTCTTCTTAATTACCAAATTCCGGAACTCGTTCCTATTTCCGAATCGGATATAAGACTCAATGAAATCAGACTTTTCTACGGCGATTTGGATCTAAAGCAAATAGACCAGACATTAGAACTTTTAGAAAAGAAACTCATCGATGAAAAGAGAGACCGCGTAGTACTCGGCGAGTTTGAAAGATTCGTGGAGGTTATGACCGAGATTAAAAGGCGGCTCAATGTAAAGAACCATTCCGTAGCGTTTCTCAAGATGATTGAGATTTGTGAAGAATGGATAGAAACAAACGAAAACGATTTATGTGCGTAAACAAAGTGGAAGACCTTCCAAATTAAGCGAGAAGGTAAAAGAAAAATTTTTCGCGGCGATTTCAAATGGTCATACTTACGAATCTTCCTGCGCTCTCGCTGGGATCTCGGAACGTGCTTTCTATCAATGGAAATCGAAAGGATCGGACGCGGGTGAAAAAAAGAATTCCGAATATGTGCAATTTGTGCAGGAACTTGCAGAAAAGGAAGCTCTTGCTAAGATCAAACTCCTAAGTGACATCCAGAAATCCGATTCGTGGCAAGCGAAGGCGTGGATTTTGGAACGTCGGTGGCCGGAAGAGTGGGGCAGAAAGGACAAACTCTCCGTCGAGAAAGAAGTTCAACAAGTTGTAGTGTATCTTCCTGATAACGGACGGACTCCGATCGATGTAAACAAAAACGAAACTACGTCCCAGGATTGACCGGTAAATCCCGGATCATACAACCGCAACCGGGACCGCAGGAAAGGTTTCTTTCGACGTTTGCGGACATTGCTTTTTTTGGAGGAGCCAAAGGAGGTGGAAAGAGTTACGCGATCACGATCGATCCTTTGCGTTACGTTCACATTCCAAAATTCAACGCGGTCTTTTTCAGGAAGAACTCAACTGACTTACGAAAGCCCGGCGGCCTTTGGGATGAGGCGAACAATCTTTACCCTTTCCTCGGTGGAATTGCCCGCGAGTCACCGGCTCTTGAATACCGAATTCAAAAAGCGAATATCCAATACCACCACCTTCAACTTGAGAAAACAAAATTCAGTTGGGAAGGATCCCAGGTTGCTGGATTCTATTTCGATGAGTGTAACCAGTTTAGTGAAGATACATTTTTCTTCATGGGATCAAGGAACCGATCCGGAAGTGGTGTTCTTCCGTATGTTCGTGCGACTTGTAATCCCGATCCCGATTCTTGGATAAGAAGATTTCTTGATTGGTGGATAGACCGCGAAACGGGCTTACCCATTCCCGCAAGAGATGGAAAGGTCCGCTATTTTCTCCGAGTAAAAAACGAATTCTACTTCGCTGATTCTAAAATAGAACTCATTCACTCATTTCCTGATTTTACTTTATCAGACATCCGTTCCGTAACTTTCATTAAGTCTTCCGTATATGATAACAAGATCCTTTTAGAAAAAAATCCGGGGTATCTCGCAAATCTCAAGTCGATGGCCGATTATGAGCGGGAGAGGTATCTCGACGGAAACTGGAATGCGCGGCCAGTTGCCGGTAAAGTATTCAACCGTCACTGGTTCGGACACGCGCCCGAGTTTCCAAGTGACATGCGGCTCTTCCGTTTCTGGGATTTGGCGGCCACAGTTAAGAAGACGAACAAAAACGACCCGGACTTTACAGCGACCGCAATAGGAGGCATCAAAGACGGGATTCTATATCTGAAGTTTGAGCAAAACCGACTCGCCTGGCACGAAGTAAAGAAGTGGATCCGAAGAGAATCCGAACTCGACAAGATTCAATATTCAAAATACGGCAGAGTCAAAGTCGGCGTGGAGAAAGAGCCCGGTGCAACCGGGAAAGGTGCTGCTGAAGACATCATAACGTTACTTGCGGAAATTGGAGTGGAGTGTGCTTCTTATCCCGCCAACGGAGACAAACTCTCTCGCGCGCTCCCTTGGGCCGGTCTTGCCGGTATCGGAAAAGTTGTGATCGTAAATAGTCCGAATACGAATATCGAAACGATTCTTTCAACGCTTCACAACTTTGTCGGAGATGGTAAAGGTCACGATGACATTGTGGACGCAGGTTCCGGAGTTTACTACATGGCGATTGAGAAAACCTTTGTTGCATCCTTCGGCCTTGCCTCCTAAAGAAAATTTACGAATGCACCTGACTGTTTTCCATCCGTGAAATACAGTAAAAATAGGCCCTTAAAAAAGTTTCATGTCTGAGACGATAGAATACGAAATCATTCTAAAAAGAAGACACCCTGATATTGCGTCCAAGTTGTCCGCTTGGGAGTTGATACGAGATTCGTTTCTTGGCGGCCTTTCTTACATAGACAAAAACCACCTCTTTCAATACTCGAAAGAAAATTCATTTTCGTATGAAAACCGAAAGAAGAGATCCGTATTTTTAAATCATACTTCTCCGATCGTCGAAGCTCTTACCGGACTTATTTTCGATACTACACCAACCAGAAACGTACCCGATTCTTTAAAACCATTCCTCGAAAAAGTAAATCATCGTCAGAGTATGGATGAGTTCATGCAAGAAGTTGCTACCAAGTCGCTACTTTGCACTTGCACTGTCCTTGTTGATTCGCCGACCTTCGATCCCGAAACTATTAAAACCCAAGCGGATATAAATGAACAAGGACTAAGGCCCTATTGCGTATTGTACGATCTTGGTCAGGTCCGTGATTTCTCTATTGATGAGAATGGATCACTTCTTTGGGTGCTTCTTGATAACTCGTATCTGGAGGATGAGGATCCATTCCAGGAAAGAACGAACATAGTCGAGTATCGACTTTGGACTAAGGATTATTATCAAGACTTCACAAGGAACAAAGATGGAAAGGTTATTTCAAGCGAACTGGTTCCACATTCACTCGGTCGCGTTCCTCTCGTTTTCGTATCCTGGTCCGATAACGAATCAGGGCCGATCAATCAGACGATTTTTGAAGACATTGCGATCATCGATCGTAAGATTTATAACCTCTTGTCCGTAGAAGACGAAGTTATCTATTCCGGTGCGTTTAAGATTTTCATCTATCCCGGAATCCTCCCGGAAAAACTGGAAAAGGAAGGAATCGGTTCTCTTTCCTTTATCACGTTCGACAAAGAGTCGGGTTCCGCACCGTCGTTCATCGGCCCTGGAATCGAGGATCTTACCGGTCTTGGAATCGTTGTAGAAAGACTCTGCAAAAAAATCCTTCAAAAAGTAGGGCTTGACAAAGACCAAGAAAAGACCGGCCCTCAATCCGGGATTGCAAAGTCCTTAGAATTTCGTGAAGCTAAGGCGTTCTTATATTCGGGTGCAACGCGTCTTGAAAAGTGCGAAAGAGAAATCTTCGAACTCTTTGCTCTCTGGCAAAAATCCTCAGTTTCAAAAGATCAAATCAAGATTTCGTATCAGAAAAAATTCGAAACGATCGACGTCGCGGAAACGGTTAAGACGCTTCTATCCGTCTTTGATAGTCTGAATTACTCCGCAGTAAAAAAGAAGATCGCAAAAGAAATTATAAACAAGGTTTTTCCCGATCTTAGCGAATCAGAAAAGAGTAAACTCTACTTGGAAATCGATTCCACAAATGACGAGAAACTTCCCGGCTTCATGGAGAAGTTTTTCAATCAAGAAAGTAGTCATACGGCCTCTTCCTCCGACATGGAAGAAAAGAATCAAGAATCACAAAACACACGGGGAGCGACCCCGATACAAACGCAAACGCGAACGGTGAAAACCGAGAACAGGTAGCATAGATGAGGTTTTGGAACCAATATTCAAAAGTTTTAAAACAAGCAGGCGAAGGAGACGGATCGGGAGGGGGAGAGACAGAAGAGAACAGCCAAGGTAGTGAAGGAGGAGGAGACTCAAGGAACAATGAACCGGAACTCGCAGAGTTCAAGTTTGGAGGAAATACTTACAACATACCTCGGGAACTCGCTCAAGGGTTTGGAAAGCTATCGGCAGAATATAGGACCGCATCGAGTAAACTAAAGACTCTCGAAGAAGCGGC